TCAAAATAAACGTCCACCTCCAAAGCTTTGAGCATACGAACGGTCTCAAGGAGCGTTAGCGTATTTCTCGCAAAGCGGGAGATGGACTTACAAATTATCATATCGATTTTTCCGTTACGGCAATCGTCAAGCATACGCTGAAAGTCTGCACGACCTTCCTTTGTGCCGGTTATGGCTTCATCGGAATACACACCGACAAACTCCCAACCGTCCTCTTTTTGAATGAGGTTATTGTAGTAGCTGACCTGGGCGGATAACGAGTGAAGCATTGCATCCTTGCCAGATGATACACGGCAGTACGCTGCAACTCTCTTTTTCCGCATAAGCCTTGGCGGATAAGCAACTCTTGTTACTGTTTTTGGCATTATAACACCTCCTTCACAGGTGCTATATTACCTCTATTATCAGTATATATCCAGTCATTCTCCCGAAATAAACTGTCAGAATTGATACCAAAAATGTCGCACATTTTTGTCTCTATTACACTGTATTCTTCGGCAGTTATCAGCCCTTTGGAGAGCATAATTTTAGCTTGTGCCATCGATGCCTTATAGCCCATAAGAGCCTGGAAGTAGTTACTTTCCATCACGCTCACTCCTTTCCCGGTAGCAAGCCTGGGAGCAGAATTTGCGGTTAGCCCCAATGTAATCCATAAAGACCTTACCGCACGTAGGACAAGTGTGCGGAGACATTTTCTTGCTTTCTCGTTCATTGCGGTGCTTATTCCAGTATTCCTGCCGACAACGGTCGCAACAGAACAGGCGTGGCTTTGTTTTTGTTTCACCCTTTATGGGGACACCGCAGTTTTTGCATACAGAGCCGACAGGCTTCTTATCTGCGGTGATGTTGTTTCTATGGCAGAACGATTTGACCGTGCCAACAGAGAGGCCGACAGTATCAGCAATATCGGCATACGGCACATTGCGTTTTCGCATCGATATAATCTTCTCTTTTTGAGTGGTGTTCATAGTGATTCCTCCGTTCCGAGGGGCTACCTCACTCACCACTGGTCACGAGGGTGTCGTTTGGGAAAAAATGATGCTAATTTTCTGCAAAAAAATAAAGCCCACCGAACCGATGAAGGCTCGATGGGCTTGGTGTTAGTTGGGGATCTTCAGTTTCCAACCGCTGTAAATCACATTGGAAGTGAGGTTGTTCAGTTCTTTGATTTCAGGATAGCGGTTGCCGTTGCCGAGATACTTCTTGGCGATATCCCAAAGGGTGTCACCCTTAACAACGGTGTGGACGCGGTAGGTTTCTTCTTCCTTGGCTGTGGCCACAACCTTGAGGTTCTCCACAGCAACCCAGGTGTTGATACCGCTTACCACATCGCCACCGGTCTTTTTGACCTTCTTGCCGAGCAGTACGCAGGTCTTTCCACCTTTGGTTACGGGTTTGCCCTTGTAGGTGGTCTGCGTTACGATGTGATGCCAGTTCTTAACCCAGGCGGGAATTTCCTTGGTGGTAGGATTGTACTTCACTGCATCAGCGGCGAACTCAACCTTGTCACCTTCCTTGATGTTAGCCGTGGGTGCAGGTGTGGAGGGCGTGGTCGGCTTTTCAGTAGGAGCAGCGTTAGCTTTCAGCTTTGCTGCTACCTCTGCACGGAAGGTATCCATGGACTTGCCGTGTTTGGGGAACCAGTGCATAACATCACCGTGGTTGGAAGCCACACCCTGCTTATAGCCTTCGCTGTGGCAGATAATGTTCTTTTCGGTGAGACCATATTCCTTGCAGAGGTAAACGCAGAGGTCGATTGCTTCCTGGTACACCTTTTTGAAGTAGGTCGCATCAGTAAGACCATCCTCACAGATTTCAAAGCCGATGTGGGTGTTGTTTGCAGAACCACCGGCGTGCCAACCGCGATGATCCCAAGGCAGAGTTTGATACGTTGCCACAGAGCCGTCAGCCAGCTTGCCGATGAAGCCGTGGACGCAGACCTCACGACCACCGGGATGATAGGTGTTCCAGTGGTTGTTGTACTGGTTCTTGCCGAGTTTACCATCGTCGGGACCGACATAACGCTTCAGCCAGGGGTTATTCGCCCCCGTGGAATGAACCATAATGCCCTTAACGGTAATCTTGCGACCTGCCTTGTAGCAGGCATTTTCCGTCAAAATCAGTTTCTGTAAATTCATCTTATTTCTCCTCCTTCTTTACGAGCTGCTTTACAGCCTGGTTAGTACCCGTTGCAGAGAGTCCGCTTGCAGAACCCAAAACGATAGCAACGAGCAGGTTCTCCGTTCCCATAACACCGGGAACAAAGTAAAATGCGATTACACCGCACACTGCACCAAGAACGCAGGCAATGAGAGGAATAAACCTCTTGAACCTGTCGTCACCGCCCATTGCGGTCTTAACGATGTCGATGATGGTGTAAACGATAGCCGCCAATGCGGGAATGGTTGCGATTTCAAAAGTAGTCATTGTACTTCCTCCTTACTTGTGTGCTTGCTTGTTGATGTGGTTTTCGATCTGTTCAATGGCTTCTGTTACGGGGCCATTGCACCCTTGTTCTTTCAAACCCATAAGGCAAGCTAAAACACCGCGAACAAGCACGGTTTGCTCTTCTTTGATGGATTTGATGTCACGATCTTGCTTTTCCTGCTTCAAGAACCATCGGTAAATACCGAATACTGCACCGAAGACAACCCCAAGTGCAGTAATGGTCGCAGCCAAAGCCGTGATGTTGATTTCCATAGCCGTTTCCTCCTTTTAGATTTGGGTATGAAAAAGGCACCCCAAGTGGAGTGCCATAGTTCCTTATTTCAGCCAGGACGGTCTGTCCGGCTTCTTTTTTGTTTCGGTTACATCGAGCCAATCCTTGTACCACTTCCGTAGTTCCTTGGTTTGCTTTTCTGTGAGAGTGTCATACCACAGCCACCCTCGGTTGATAACAGAAAAGCACTCCGCATCACGCTCAACACGGAGTTGTGCATTTTCGGCTTCGTTCTGAAGGATGGTTGCTTGGCCTTCATCAAAGACCAACTTTCCATCTTGAACCCTGTATGCACGGTAGTTGCACTCGAAGTGTTCAAGGTCAGAGGGCATCTCAATTTCGGCACTTTCGAGAATATCACCGATAAGAGCATAGCTTTCGATATAACCGCTATTGTCCGTTAGAATCTTCAATGCGATACCTCCTTAGTTGACACCATAGACATTGGTGATAGAGCCAGTTCCGCCACCGATGGTTAAGGTAACCGTGGTGCTGGAATACTTGAGTTTGAAACCACGATAATTGACCTCGTCTGCTATCTGCCAGGTAACGTCCGAAGTAGTAATCAGCCCTTTGGGGATGAATAACGACATTTTGGAAGCACCAGAACTTGGCAGACCAACAATGACATACCCCTTGTAACTTCCGTAGTTGAATGTGGTCGAGCCGGAACTCAAAGTACCGCTGTACAAGGAGGTGCAAGTGATGCCCAGGTTGGTTCTTGCCGCCGCAGCAGTAGTCGCTCCCGTGCCACCTTTGCCTAATGGAATGGTCGCACCACCAGAATGGTAAACTGTGTAACGAGTTCCAGGGTGGGTATCTGCTGCACAGTTTGGCGCGTAATAGAGTGTTCCTGATTCGGAATACAATCTGTCATACGCAGTAGAACTACGGTAAAAGTTGATACCTTCACCTGCAGAGTCAACTGCATCCTGGAAGTACAAAGCATTCAAGCCAATGATATCGGAGTTCTGCATATTGATACCGTAAACACCATCAACTTTGTACTGATTTCCTGTTACGTTGATAACCTTTGGAGCAATGGTCTGCCCGGCAATAAGGTTCGTACACGCAGCCGCAGCAGTAGTTGCACCCGTGCCTCCCTTTGCGATAGTAACCGCAGAGGACAGCTTGGAGGGTGCAAGAGAGCCGTTTAGCGTTGTTGCTGTAACGGTAGTTGCCGTAACGGTGCCGGACACCTTGGCATCACCGACCACATGGAGTGCGACTTCCGGGTCTGGGGTGTTGATACCGACTTTCTTTTTACGCAGTGCCACAAGGGGCGTGCCTTGAGGGACAACATAGTAAAGGTCAACCGAGGACAACGAATTCAACTGATCTCTAATTTGTAGATGGAAGTCGTAGGATGAGTTGGCGTCCAGGCTACACAGTTCCAAATTGGAGAACGAGTAAGAAGTACCGCTTTTGGTTACCGAGGATAGAATTGACGTGTACGAGCCATAGGAAGTGGCACTCGTCAGCTTATACCGATACCGCACATATAAAAGGCTATTCTTTTGAGTGCCGGAAACGGAAATAGCAGAAATCGTACCATTAAAAGCAAGCTGCATCTCCGCCTCAATGTCGTTGGTTCTTCGGAGTGTTAAGGACGATACCTTCGGTTTTGCATAAGTGACAACAGTAATCTGCTGTGTCTTGCTTACCGTGTACCCACGAGAGTCAGTAGCAGTAACCACCACATCCAAAGTGCCGGATTTCGCAACTGCACCGAGGTTGATTACTGCTCCCGT